TGAACGATGCCGTAATCTAAAGTTGAGCTGATTGTGCCGTTAGCTTGTCCACCAAATGGGCTGTCTGCGTTCGTAGCTACGGCTGAACCGTTAGCTGTGAGGTTGTTAGCGTTTGTGGTGTTGAGGTCAGTAATTGCATTGTTGAATGAGTAGGCTGAGATGAGGGAGGTTTCTGTGCCAGCTAGACCCTGCGATATGTAGCCACGCATAGTAGCTTGAGTGACCTTAGCGTTGAAGATTGCAACTTGAGCAATTTTGCCAGCATAGGGCAGTGAACCGCCATTGTAGGAGCCAATTTCTAAGTTACCAGCTTGTACGAGTGCGGTTGGATTTGTACCTCCCCTCGTAGCAACACACGGAATATCTGCCCCATCAAGCATCATATAGTTAGTGGTTGGGGTGTTGGTTGTCACTGTCATATCCATTTGGCCTACGATGTTGTTTGCCCACTTATTTAGAGCAACAGATTGATATGATGTGAGCTTAAAGAAGTTAGAGGCTCCGGCATTGAAAGCAGTAAACTCTACTTGTCCGGTTGAAAGTTGTTGCATGTACCAGCCACTCGTCCCGTTATATCGAGATGCTAACATCCCTTGCTGATAGGCACTTGGTTTCGCTGCTACAGCTACGACGAAGTTATTAGTAAACGTCATACCAGATGGAGAAGTCTTAGAGTAGTACTGAGTTGTACCGTTTAGAGAAGTACATTGTGTGGGAGCTACGACTGTTCTGGTAGTCATCAGTCTCATGCCAGGAGAGAGGATAGCCGACACATCAGCTGAGGATGTGAGCGAATACGACCTGTTCCCATTAGCAGTGACAGCGGTGATAGTCGTAGATAAAGGAGAGAAGGTTGAACTCGTACCAGATGTATTGGCGCTCACACTAGCAGAAACTCTCTTATCTATGATGTTTCCATTTGTGATTGAGCTTGCACCGTTCGCTACCGTCACCACACCTAAAACTAGTCCATAGGTAGGAGGTGTACCGTTATCGACAGAGTTTGAACTTGAGCGAGAAGTATAAATTGAGGTCACATTATCAGCCGCAGCCGAAGGGACGTTCGCATTGGTCGGGTCTACTTTGAGGTAAATCCAGTCATACTTGGTTGAACCTGAGGCGTTGGCATTAATGGTATAGGCAGTATAATCAGCGGCAGCTCTTGCACGGAGTACTTGGGTACCCTGAGAAGATGGGATAGCTGAGATGTAGGCTTGTCCTGCTTTAATTGTAATGCCCATGTCGGGTGAGGTATCTTGGTTTACGGTGAAACTACCTGTCCCACCTGAACCAGTGTTAGCAGTAATCGCGCCCACAACACCCGCAGATACAAAATCTGTTGGAAAGGCATTAGCTTCTTCGGCAGTAGTGGTGTGATTATTTGCACCACCCGTAACTATTGAGGTAAGAATCGTATTAGCTGACATTTTTGTTTTTTCTTTCTAGTTTTATTTATTTATGAATCTCCAAAATTCTTTGGTAGGGGTTTGTTTCCGTACACTTTGTATTGTATAACCAAATCCTAATAAAATATATACTGGTAGTTTGATAATCATTTTAGGGAGTGCGAGCCAGCTAGACCACTTGGCTTCTAGTTTTCTGAGTTCTATCTCAGCTTGGTTCTTTTCTCTCTGTAATTCAATCTCTAACCGTTTCATACCTTCTGCGTGTTCTCTGACTAAACGGTTCTCATCCCGTTCGTTTTCTAGTAGGACGAATTCTCTGGCTGATAATTGTTCGTTTTCGTATACTGCCATATTGCTTTCGTTATACCATACTTGCTATGATGAGAGCAAATGTATGAATCACCGCCCGTGATAGCAGAAGTGGGCACAATACTAAAACAACAGATACCAACCATCGACGAAGACCGCGACATGGCTTTGATTGAACTAGACGCGCTCAGGTTTCCTATCGCTGAAGCCCGTTGTAATCTGTTAAAACTCCTGTATGATAAACGAAAGCAAGCCCTCTACCCGAAAGACTTTGGGAAGGGGCTCACTGAACTAGATAGAACTACCTATATGAATGCTGATGTGTCAGTAATTGAGCGCGACCTCAAACTTCTCGAAGCCATAGAAAGCATTGTCGAGGGTCGTGTTGAGCTTTTATTCAAGTTGCTGAGTTAGACAGCACCAGGGAATGAAAATCCACTAGAGGGGCTGACGTTGCGTTCTTTTAACGGCACACTGGAATAGGGGTTATTGCCAAGTTGCTTGAATGGGCGGGCGACAGGCTTTTTCTTTGTCACCTTTTTGGGAGCCTTTTTTTGGATAGGCTTCTTTGGTCGTTTGGCTTGTTCTTGCATTAGAAAAGATTGACGTTTTTCTCAACGCCAGGTGCATTAACGATACTTGCATTCTTGATTTTCAAGCTTGCTTTGATACCGCCCTTACCTGTTGATATAGGTCCACGCTCACCTGTGACTTGGGGTGGACTTACTGGTTGTTTGTTGCTTTTTAGTGGGGGGAATGCCATTTTTGTTCCTTTTTTAGGTTCAATCTTATAGTACAGCACTTATTTAGTATGTGCAACTACCATGAATAGTTATATATATGGGCACTAAATGTGAATGTTAGCGTTGGCAGCGGACATGGGGCTGCGGCGTTCTTATTAGTAAAGACTATGTTTACTTTTCTACCACTTGGGTCTGATTGAACAATGAGTGATACGGCATAGGCATTTGATACAAGGTTTTCATAGATTGAGACTGGGGAGTTAAGTGGAAACCAATAATTTCCCGCACTTCCACCAGACACATTGAATTTTATAAGAGATAGTACCTTAGACTTACTGAATGGTAGAACGACAGATGTACTGAGTGTGCTTCCTGTTGGGATAGTACCTGAGTATGTATATGTCACATCAGGGATAGGACCTAAATCCTGGATACCTGGTGTAAGTGAGCTTGATTGCATTTTTGATATATCTATCATGGTTTGTATGTCCTATAAAAATACAGTGAGTTAGGAAGTCCAGGGTAACTACTCATATAAAAATTGGTGCTATCCATGGCAAACCCAAAGACACCGAGTGTATCAATCGTCGTAGAACCATGCACAAATTTAACTGTTGTAGACGATATTTTCCTGACATCACTCCCGTCAGTTGTCCACCATGCTACATCAGGTATGTATCCTGAGTTATGAGCAACCTGGATAATGGTACCTGAGCCAGCAGCAGTGGCTAGTGTATCAATTATTCGTCTGTAGCGTACCTGACCGCCAGTTGGCGTTATTGTAGTACTACTTGTCTTAGTTTCACCTGAGGCTATCGTTGGTATATATGTGAGCGGACTAGGTATTTTTAGGGCAAGTAACGCAACAGATATAATTATTGGGAATGTTCCGCCGCCTCCCTGAAGAACACTACACTTTACACGATACGTCGTAGTATTAGACATACCCGATTCCGCCCAAGCCATAACGGGTACTATTGTTGTTGGGATACCAAGTGAACTTCCCCACGGGCCAAGGTCTCCTGTAAAATCATTCCAGGTAGTCCCACCATTGACTGAGTAGATACCTACTGGGTATGATTCCTGCCCATTTGTTGGTGAGGGTATTGTAAACACAGATGTTACTCCGACAGTATTTGTAGCACTAAATGTGCCAGTGTTGGAGAAGATTACCTTATCACTTGGCCAATAGGTAGTGTCCGCTACTTTGTTGCTGTTTGTAAGAAGGTTATCTGCTGCGCTCATAAATATAGTATAAATCTTTCTTAACCATTTGAGTATCATGGTGCACTTATTCCCAAAATATCTGTGTAGACATCATATCCATAAATTGCTTCAATTGTTACGGGGTAGTTTGCTAGGGCGGGGATTACACCATCTACTTTAATCACTCTATTTAAGTCATCATACCAGGTAGTCAGCCCATTCTTCATACTCAGGACAAGTCTGTTGTTACTATCAAAGAATAGAATTGCACCATTCTGCATTGTTACTCTAGTATTTGCAACTGAAGCATCTGTCTTGTAGGTAGTAGAGATAGTCTGGTGGGCTTTGATTGAACCGTCGTTTAATCTATCGAGGTGGTTTGGGTGCGGCAGTCCTCTGTCTAAACTTCCTGCGTCAGTGTCAAATAAACTCATGAGGCTGCTCCAGAATCACCATACTGCCATGCCTGTGGTTTATTCGTCTGCACAATAGTAGTTTCCTTGCCTGTGTTATGGACTTGTACGCTCACACCAACTACCCTCCTTGTATCAACAAAATTCACACCCTTGTTCTGAATGTTGATGTTTACAATATCACCTACATCCCATATCCCTATTGGGAAGGCTGCTTCCTGATTTAAGACGACAACGACGTTTGTTTCATCTGGTGTCCCAACAAGGGGAAGTTCTGCTGCTGTGCGGGCTTTTAGAATACCTTTATCTTTTACATCAGCATAGGCTGCGACACCCTCCATCGTCCCATATTCGGTGACAGAGGTCTGGTCGCTTTCGGAATCATTAAGAATTACGCCATTTGTATCAGTTGCAATCCCCCATAACGTATTGACTTGTCGCTGCCCAAAACGAGGGAGGTTGTAGTCAATGATGTTTGTTTGGTTTGTATTATTCTTGTAATTAAAGACAAAGTTGACTGAGTAACTACGGTTATTGCCCACAAACTTCTTAAAATTGAACTTCAAATCTGAATCTATGTAGAAATCTGAGTAGGAGTAGATACCAAAGGCTTTTAACACATACATGATACTTTGGAAGTCAAAAGATAATTGTAAGGTACTAGAGAAGTTCCACGCTCCTGTAAGAGGTGCGCCAGTGCCATCGGTCATATTGGGTGGGTAGTTAGGGTTCTCAATCGTACCTAACGTCATATTATGCAAAGCTGCTGCGGTATTTGTGGGGTTGCTCCATGTAGAGATAGCCTCATTCATAATCGCTGTCACAGCGGTAGCCATAGTTTCTGAGTTGAAGATTCTAAATATTCCATCGGCTGTACCTGTAGCTGGGTCATTTGAGGTGCGCTTGATAAGAAGCTTCGTTAAGTAGAACTCATACTCTGCGGCGATAATTTCAATGTATTCAGAGTTACGTTTTGAGTTATCGATAATCGCTCCTTGCCAGACAATCTTTCCGTTCCTACGAAGTCTGACATGGTTCTTATGGGGTTGGATGACATCACCGTACTGGACTAATAAATCATCATACGCTGAAATTCTAAAGGTACACTGCCCATAATCTGAGAGTTCTTTACTGAACTTGAGTATCATCCCACCCTTATCTAACGGATATGGGGTCAAAACCTCACAGAGGACATTTAAACTGGTGTCGAGTATTTCTATAGTGTACATGTTAGGCAAGCGAGTAGCCATCATAGTAGGCGACAGTCGCATAGCTTCCTGAGCTGATTGAACTACCTGTTAGACTGAGGTTATTATTCCCTGGGTGGATTTTGAAGAAGGTGGAATCAGTTGTTTTATTCTGAAGCTGTGAGTTTCCATTCAGGTACACGCCGAGGTAGTCTTTCCCATATTGGATTTGGAGATGGTCGGCAACCGATGAGAGGGTGCAGTTAATCTGTATGTATTCACCTGTGGCGGTGTTGGTAATCTTTGGGTTTGTCACAGGACCATAGATGTCAACTGACTGAGGATAAATAGGTACAGTCCCTACATTCTGAGCGTTGGCCGAAACGGAGTAATACGTTGCACCAAAAGCAATTGGATAACTAAAGGGATACTTCGCAGAACCTATGGTAGCAGTTGGGTTCCCTTGGGCGGTTGAGGCTATCTTGAGTGTCGCTCCATAGATAGTTGGGTCTTTGACCTTACAGATAATCCTGAACGGAACAACAAAGCCCTGTCTCGTACTCTCTGAGGCTTGAATGTAGACTGGTTTAACGAAGAGTTGTTTACTAAGAGTACCTGAGGCATCTCCCCACACATAGGGGACGTAGCCATTGTTATCAAAAACATTCCCACCATTGGTATCATTCTGTGAGAGGTCTAGGTTGCCCACATCTCTGAGTGCATTTAAACCTGAATCATAGGTGTCTTGGCTCTTTGGGTACATAATCCCATCAATCACATACATACTCTGCCCAATAAGGGTGTTGAAGTCAGATATACCACTCTCAAACGGAATAGGGACATCTTGTGAGCGGAGTTGGAACTGCTGCGGAGCCCGCGCATTAACTCGGTAATATGGGTCAGTGGAAATATCATTAAAGGTAACGCGGTTATCAGAAAACCCCAGTGTTGAGGTCGTATAGACGCTCATTAGATAGCCTCAAATTCCCGTAGGAGTGCTTGCTTATAGCGAAGAACTTGACCTTGTATCTGTTGGAGTGCGGCTGATATTTCTTGGACTGAGGTATCATTTGTTAGGAAGACAAAGGTTCTCTTAAGTAGCAGCCTTGTGAGCAGTACTTCGGCTGCAAGGTTTAAGACGTAGTTGACAAGGTTCGTAGAGGGGAGCACATCAGTGAGAGTTATCTTATACGACCCCTTAATATAGATTGTATAGGTGTCTGAGAGCCAACGGTTGACGTTATTAGTGAACTGTATCTTTCCATCAACAACTTCGTAGAGGTCTGAACTCAGTGGTTCAGGGTTATCTGAGAGACTTCGTTTGAAGTACAGCCCCTTTACAACATTTACGGTGGCAGGGATTGCATATTTCCATGTTCCTGGCACATAGGACAGTGATTCGTCCCAAACTTGTTTAATAACGTATGTGTCGCCCCATGCTTGTTCGAGGGCCTGAGTGATTTCATCATCAGTAAAGGTAAAGTGCCCTGTCTGTGATGTCATAGTGACAAGTTCAGTTTTTGCTTGGTCAAAGGTGAGATTTGGTTGCATTGTTTTTTTCTTTTAGTTCCTCTATTTGAATTGTAACATATAAACTAAAACTATATTTACACTAGGTAATTCACTTGTATGTTCGTTACCGTGAATGATGGGGTAGTCCCACCAATTGTCCATACCACACGCCAGGTTTTTGGAAGACCTTGAGACACAGCAGCGATTGAACCACTGACTGTTGTACCAGATACCGCAGTGAGACTTGGGTAGACTGATATACCGAATACTCCCGTAGTGGCAAGAGTTGCTGTTGTTGCCCCAGGGATATCGTACCATGTCGTACCCGAATCGGCTGACCCCTGTAATTTGAATACAGCCGTCGGAGCTGTACCGCTGACCGTACCTAAGTTGATTATAGCTATGACACCCTTACCGCTCGCGTTTGTCTGCGTGGCACCATTGCCTGTTGCTACCTTTGCGCCTGTATCTCCTGTAAGTGAAACGGCTGGAGTAGTGAATGATGTACCCCCATTAGCTGTCACCGTCCCTGAAATAGCTTGAGCCGATGGGAAGATAACATTAAGATGACCTGATGTATTTACCAGTGGGTATCTAACATTAGTACCATCTGAAAATGCAACGACCTGTGGGTTCCCTGCCCCCGCTATGGCAGTAGCATTGGCGGCAGCGCCCTGTGCAATAGCCCCAGGGCTTGCTTCATATGGCATAGATTGAAAGCCTAAACCAAATGCAGCCGTTGCAGATGTGCCAGATATAGCTGTTACATTTATGCGAACGTTAGTATAGGCACCTACGGTAAAGTCTATGGATGGGCCAGCAGTACCAGCAGTTAGAGCAGCAGCTTGAGTAAATGTTATGCCAACCAGTCCAGTGCTATTATTTATACCCTGAATGGTGACCCAGTTCGTGTTATCATCTGAGGCTTCTAACTTAAAGGTAATTGATGGAGTAGTACCTGTAAATGTTCTGAGCGTTACGGTTGCCACATTAAACCCAGTAGCTAATGTTGAAGCTTGTGCACCTGTTGCAATAACCCCTGTAAATGAGTTCGCCGTTGGCTGATAACCCTGCATTTGAATTGCTGATTGATTAGATGCAATCACGACAGGTTGAGAATTAGCCATAGTTGTTTGACCAGGCGTAGGAAGCTTTGAGAGAATAGCTGCTGAGTTTGTTTCAGTGACCGTACCCGTAATAGGAGTACTCGGCATTGAGGCAATTGATACAGGCTGTGTGGCTTGCCAAAAGGTTCCCGTTACGGGAGTTGTTGGGGCGGTAGCTAGTGATACAGGTACGGCACTTGCGCGAAGTTGTGTATCAGTTAATCCACCACCAGAGCCACCACCAATATTTGAACCGTCAGGATTTACGACAACTAGACCATTCTTTGTGCCGTCTACAGTCGAAGCACGTACAGTTGCTTTAGTCGTTGAAGATACGCCGTCATTGATTGCACCATCTCCACCACCACCAGTTCCCCCAGGCTGTGTCATTCTATCCCAAGATGAAGTGCCCGTATTCCAAACGTAGTTAGCAGTTTTTTTAGCAGAGATGTTGTCACCTGTTTTATTCGGTGAAATATGCTCTCTATTATTTATCTCAGTTATTCCGATGGAGTCTTCAGCCATATAAATTAGCCTCTCTAATCGCAAGACCTTGGCGTATCTTGGCTATCTTGACGTATTCACCTAGTCTTCGGAGTTTGTCTGGTTTCAGAACTGCGCCGAGGTGTTGTTCCTGCGCCATGATAACTCTGAGGAGTTGTTCGATGTTTCCATCACCTGCTTGTTCCCTTGCCCACTCATAAATAGTATTGACATAGTTCTCTATTTGGGGGTTGTGTCTATCAGTAATAGAGACATTAAAGTGGTCTAGGAGTTGTGAGCGGGTCATTTGTTCTTCGGGAAGCAGTTTATCTAAAAAGCTCTGCGGTTCAGGTGTGGCTTCGGGTTGTACCTCTGTCGGAGCGGGTACTGGTTCAGCTACCTTATCAGCGAGTTGTTGGGCTATTTCTGTTTCGTTCATAGATATGTGTTTTTTATCGGGCGTTTACCGTCCCGTATATCCTGCATTATACGGCTATGTCGCTCCGCATTCAATGGTATGGTCTTATGTGAGCTCATTTCATGGGGATAGAGTTTGGGTCGGTTACTTTCGTCGAGAGTGAATTTAGCTCCAAGCATTGCTGCCCGTTCTGCGACGTTGACGTTATCCCATGACCAACCAAAATCTAGTTCTTCTTCAAAACCACCAAGCTCACGAATAAACCGCATGGGAGCACAACTGACATTAGCCTCCCATTCTTCTGGTCGGCAGGGACGAGGCAGGTCAATACCGAGGTACCTACCGTCATCAGAACCATCATAGTTAGGAGTACATGTAGTAACAAATGTTCTTTTGTCTGAGAGGGCTAAGAGATTTTCAAAGCAGTCCTCCTGTAGTTCTATAAAGTCTTGATAAAAAATAACATAGTCTGTGTCGATTACCTTGAGCCCAGCATTCAGAGAAGCGTTGAGGTTAGACGGTTTTAGTTTCTCTGGGGCTTTGATGATGTGTGCGTCGCCGAGGACTTCACCCTGCCAGACAGTCCAGTTAGGCTCATCTTCTAGGACGACAATCCAGTGTTTAGGTTGAACAGTTTGTCTCTTAATAGATTGGGCAGCCATTTGCTCCCACCCAGTTCTTTTAGAAACTGTGAGAATGCTAAATGATTTCATATAATCCCTTTTCTAAACTATCGGCGTATTGAATGTGTGACCAGTTTTCTAATATGTAGTCTCGTGTATTGGCTTCGTGTTCCCCGTCTAATAGAGCAGCGAGGTAGCCTTTGATACTCTCTGCGGTAGGTTCTGCACGGTACACGAGGTCTTGGGCGAAATCGAACTTATCCGAATCGCACACAATCACAGGGAGGTTCATTGCCATTGCTTCTAGGACTGTTCGTTGTGAGCCGCCATCACTCCTTGAGGGAATGACACAGACCCGACTAGCTGCGTAGAGGTACTGAAGGACGGGAGCTGATGTGTGAGGTAAAACCGTCACACCCCTATCTACGCAGACCTGCCAGCACTCCTGCTCATGGTCAGAATACATATACCCTACGGCAAGAGCGTTTAAACCACCTGTTGCTTGAGCGTAGAGGTCATGTCGCTTCCACGCAGCAAATGTCGCAGGAAAGATTGTATCAAAGCGTTTGTTTTGTTTGATGGGTGTGAACCTATCAGTGTTCGTTCCGAAGGCAATAGAGACATTATCATATCCAGCATCTTTGAGTTTTGTTTTATAAATCACGCTCTCAACAAATATATGGTCAAAGTATGGTGTGTTGTAGGTATCAGCCTCACCCCCAGCAAAACAGATTGCCATAGGGACATTTAACTCTCTGAGCGGTTGGGCATTAGGGCGAGTAAAATCACCCCAACATAAGATTACATCAGGTTTCCATGCGTGGACGATAACAGGCAAATTTTCGCACACTTGTATATCAAAGTAGGGGTGATGGATAACGTAGTTGCTAGTATCTGGCATGAATATACCAACTTCATGTCCTCGTTTCATCAACTCCTTAAGTGCACCTGCAAGACCATCTTCCCATGTTGCCGTCTGTTCTATCTGAGGTTCCCAGTCCCAAACAAAGGCAATCTTAAGTGATGACATATGTTTCCTGAATTTCTATAACTGGTATGAGACTTTCTGTTAGTTCCTGCTCCCATGTTTTGAGGAGTATAGGAAATTGTTCTGTGGGCATTGTTTGTATTTGTTTGAGCATCTCGACAACTTCGGTGCGCTCGTAACGGCGACCTTGGTCAAATGCTTTTTCCATTTTGTTACCCTTTCTTAAATTCTTTATGCCATTGTTGTGCGGTATTTTTCCAGTCGTAAGTCTTTCGCGCCCATTCCATCATCTCAGTTCGCTCTGTTTCGGTGGGTGGATTTTGCAATCTGAGTATGAGTGCTTGTTTGTACGTTTCTATGTCTTCCTCTGTGAAGTCATCCATATCAATTACGTCACCATATTTTACGACATCACGTAATGCTGCAAAGTTGGATGTAACAGGCCATGCACCAGAAGCCATCGCTTTTTGAGCAGTAATACAGTTTACCTCAGGGAAGAAGCATGGATATGCCCAGACACCAGACTTAAACATTTCTTTATTCAGGTCATCATGTCCTAGTCGAGTACTCGCAGGGATACCAAGTTCGCGCATTCTAGCTAATAGGGTTGCTTTCCATGCCATACGTTCAGGGTTATCACGGTTGACTGCGTCAAAGCTCTGCCACCCATAGTATGGTGTGAGGATTGCGCCAGGCACCGCCTCAAGAACATCTTTCCAAATATCAATGAGGATTCTCAGCCCCCGCTCATTAGCTGACATGTAAATAACTCGGTGTGGGTCGCGTTCCAAGGTTCCGTCGTACTTCGTAAATGTACTAGGGTCTATCCCGTTGCCTGATGGGAGTTTTTGTTTGTTCGCAATATGTTCGTTTTCTGGTCGTTCTGAGTGGTACTTTGAAACGTAGATTATCTTGGTGATGTTTTCCAGCCGTTCAGGGACAAGTTCCTCTGCGTCCATAACATCGTGCAACCATAGGTAGGTTTTCTTTGCGTCCCATTTGTTATCAAAGAGGCCAGGTTGTCGCCAACTAATCAGGATATTGAAGCTATCCTTATTACTAATTTCCCAGTACTGCTTCCATTCAACCCCATCAATCAACCCTGCTCGTTTGCCAGGTACTCCGAAGACAGTGACAGCCCAGCCCATAGCAGTGAGTTCTTTACTTAATCGGATAACTGCTTCTTCTGACCCACCAATACCACCTTCATCGAGTGACCATGGTCCCCAGATTCCAAGTGCTCCGTAGCCTACATAAATAGCAATGGAGTTTTCTGTCCAAGTTTTGCCCTCTGTGTACTGTTGACGTGCTGAAATGACAGGGCTAGAGTCTTGTATCATATCAGGCAAAGTGTCAAGGAAGGGGATAATAGGTTTGTCTTCTTCTCGTAACGTCTTAAATAAGGTGTTGAATGAGCGCAGATTATCACGGTAGTTTACGAGTTTTTGAATAACATCACGATTGTCTTTGGCTTGCTCATCATACGGACGAAGTTTAAATGCTTCCTGAGCCATTCTGAGGGCTTCTGACAGGTTTTTACCACCTAAGTTGGATAAAGCCTGGGCGTACTCAGTATACAGCTCAAAATCGTTATCATACTTGACCATTGGTGTGATGGGGCGGTCTTGTTCAACACCACGTTTAAGCCACTCAGCAGCTTGCTCCCAGCGTTCTTCTTTTGACTCAAGTTTACCGAGCTCTAAGTAAGCACCAATACTCTTTGGGTTCTCACCAAGGGCTTGGAGAAAAGCATTTCTTGCTTGGATTGATTTACCTTTATTCTTAAGAATGCGTCCGATAAATAGATGTGCTTCTGCTCGTTCCTCTGACCAACCTGATACTTTCAGGTATTCAATCAAAACATCAAAGGCTTCATTAAACCTGTAGGCTTCATTGTAGTGGGTGCCGAGGTAGAACATGATACGTGGGTCAATACCTTTATCTGATTGGGCTTGTCGCCTTGCCATATCCTCAAGAATACCGATGTTTCGTTCGAGGGACTCTTTGAAGTGTTCAGGAGTAGCGTTGTGGACAATCTTCCACTCATTATTCGCCACTGATTTAACTTGTCTGGTTGCAATCAGAGTTTCATGGACAGAGGTTTCTGAGTCCTCAAAACTTGACTTCCACTTAAAGCTTCCATCATTGCGCACAGCTCGTGTGACCCAGTGAGAGACAATCACATTACCGAATTCATCTTTCTGGTAGTCATAGTTGATATAGACCCCGTGGACATCTACGGGCATGATTGCAAGTGTTGGGCGAATATTCTCAGGACAGTCAATAATATCATCAGCGTCCGCCCAGATAATCCAGTCAAACTCTTTTGGGACTTTGCTCATTAGGTCATTACGGGCTTTGGTAAAGTTTCCCTCCCACACATACTCAAACGTTTCATCTGCGAACTGTTCAGCAACAGCTCTCATTTTCTTATTTATTTCAGTTCCCTTAGGGGCGTTCAATTGGAGGAATATTCTATCAACCTGCCCATTAGCTGATGAAAGCATTGTTGCAAGCTGGACAGCTTCTTTATCTGACCCTGCGGCTGCTATTACAGTTAGTGCTACTTTCATTAACAGTGCCTCCCATTTAAATAGTTTTTCGGCCAATACAATGGTTTACATTTTTGGCAGCGTTCGATGTACTGTCTCATTTAAGCTTTGAATATAGGATAATGTTTAAGGAACCACTCTAGGTGCGCCTTCTCCGTCCAAATTGTTGGGTAATAAATCTCCATGAACTCTTGTAAATCTCTGGGCATCCAAAATGCCATCTTCAGTTCTTGGCTGCTTATTCCCCTTGGTTTAGGAGAATACTCTTTTGTAGCGTTCTGTATATCGTAGTCAGACTTCATGCGCTTAATCATGCCAGGGTGTGAGCTCTCATACAGTCTAATCAGCTCATTGATGTTGTCTATATCTGATTGGTCAGGTTTTCCATAGACGGCTTTAACCCTCTCTTTACGAGAAAGTTTTTGTAGTGCTGCTTCGTCTGAGTCCGATAGTACACTCAGTTTTTTCTTAGCCATTACTTAGAGTAAAGCACCTAATTATTAAAAAGACAAGCATTTTATTCAGCAAAGAAAAAAGACCCCCGAAAGGGTCTTAGTTCTATAGGAGCTTCTAAGGCCTAGCCGAAGAAGTAGCCCGAGGCGTAGAATGAAGATTTTTCATTCAATGCTTCGAAAGTGGCCTCGCCCTCCATAAGGGCTTTCGTGCTTGAACCTGTCTTGCCAAGTGGTTTGATAGCCACACGACGATTGACAAGCCATGCAGTTCGCCACTTTGAGGTATCAACACCAAGGATACTACCACTCGGAACCTGACGGCTGAGGGCAATCTTGTGGATACCGAACGAACTCATGTAGGTATCAACGCGGAGAGCCTGTTCAAAGGCAGTTGCGTCAACGTAACGAGTCGTGTTAGTAGCGAATTTATCGATAGCGAGTTTGAGCTTAGGACCTGTCAACATAAGGTCAACATCTTCATCGGTACCTGCGGTGTACACAAGTGAGAGGAGGTTGTTGAGTGTGTCTTCTGTGAAACAAGTACCTGAAGTCTGGGCGGTTTTGTTCGTGGTAATGAGTGCGATTGCACCATCAGCCGAGCGAGCAACACCTGACGAACCTGAGGCTCGTGTACCAGCAACAGCAGCGAGCTCCATATCGCGGGCAAGTTCGACCATTTTCTTCTGAGTTTGGTACTCAAATGGGTCGTTCATGCCGTAGTGAGGAACAGCAATTTCTGTGTCAGATACAGTAATCGTCTTGCGGAATAACTGTACGACGTTGCTTTTACGAACTGGCTCCACCATATCTGTAACGGTCACATCAGAACTTTCAATGTTGACGTTAGCAGCAGGAGAAGCGAATGAGTCAACCAACCAACTGTGGAGGGTATTCATTGCGACGCTCTCACCAATGCGGGAGATGAAAGGCGTACTCTTGTAGTCTACGTTATAGATAGCATCAACAACATCCTCTTGGAGAGTTTGTCCCTGAGACATATCTGTGATTAGGCCAATAGCCATAATATTTTTGTCCTTTGTTTTTTTAATTTGTGTTTGAGGAGAAGTATCTAGGCTCCGTTTTGAGCGATTTCTTTCATCCGTTGAATGCCTTTAAGGTTACGGATATACTCAAACTGTGGCTTCAAGTCACCCTTTGCAGATGCCTCTGCCATTGGTGAACCTTCAAACGGATTACTTCTTTTCACCAAGTCGCCTGTTTCAGTAACCTGCGTTGGGTTGGAAGGATTATTTGCAGTGACTTGGGGATTACCGACGCTTGCCTTGAAAATATCAAGTTTAGCTTTGAGTGCGGCTTTCGATTCGTCACTGGCATCCGTTAGATTAAGTCCAGCGGTCTTCGCTAGTTCAACGACCTTTTCAGGATATTCGCTGAAGATAGTAGAAGTCTCATTTTGAAGGAGCAGAGTTTGTTCTTTCGTAGCAGCTTCTTGGCGGATTCTTTCGAGTTCACCATTGGTCTGTTCGTAAAGAGTTTTAAACTCTTCTTTTTCCTCTAATTGCTTCTGTTTGGCAGCGGTTTGCTCTGCTTTTATGCGGTCAAGCTCATTTTGGAGCTGGTTAGCTCGGATTTGTGCTTGCGCGGCTTCGCGCTTGGCGGCTTCAACGTCTGCTGTTCCCACAACTGGGGTGCTAGGTTCGTTTGAAGGTGCCGTAGTCACTACCGTTTCATCCGTAGATGTGTCGGACATGTCTGTTTCCTTCTTTCTTTTAGCTTACAAGGTGTTTGTTTTTTGTTCACCTATACCTGTATATATATACAATCGCTCAATAAAAGTCAACAGTCACTTGCGCTAGAACACGTTGAGGGGACAGTACTGTCAGTTGGGTCGGGTTGCATGAAGCCAAAGATATAGATAAAGAGAATAACCCAAAAGGCAGCAAATGCCCACACTTGCCAGTTCTCTTTTAGTTTCATAATTACACTATACTACTGACCCTGAATAACACCAAGCTGCGTTTGTCCAGGCATCATCTCAGGTGTATACTGGGTTTTCTTTTTCTTCGTACCTGAACCTGGTTTGTAGACTGGTTGGACGGGAGCTAGTTGCTGTGTGGGGACAGTGGTGGCACCTTGGGTTGGCTGTGATACTTCAATGGGTTGTGCGGGTTTTAGGGTCATAGAGTAAGCAAGCTGTTGTGCATTCGGGCTGGGTGTCGTTAATTTAAGGTCAGTTCGTTTGCTTGCGCCTGTTAGACCGAGGGCGACATTCCTCGTGATAGAACCCTTGCTTGGTAGACCGAGTTCTGCACCTGGGTAGCTAAAGACCTGTCCAATGAGGTCTTGAATAGCAATCGCTAGTTGTCCCTTGTCTGTAGCGGGGACGTAGGTTGGGAACATCTGTCCAGTCTTTGCGTCCATTCCTGGCTGATTGAAATGAGTTAGTCCCTCAGCATCGAGGAGCGCAGGTATCCAGCCAAAAGGAAGTCCACCTAATGCACCAAAGTTACCGAGTGAGTGGTCGTGTCCTGGAAGCAGTGATTGGAATACTTCAGCAATGTGAGCGAATGGGGTAATGTAGTTAATTAGTCCCAAAACAGTCGAGTTCTGAGCATACCATGCTTGCCCCTCAGGAGAAGTAAAGAAGTCATGGGCTTTCATCATTCCGTTGATAACGCCTACCTGTGTAGCAAGGCTCGATTGGGCGAGGTTTTTACCAATGATAGAGACAACTTTCGTATCAAACCTAAATGGAAAGATTGCCACATTAAGTGTGCGGGCGAGTGGGGAGTTCAAGAAGTTTGCATTCCTATCATACTCAACAATCATCTGAATAGTGTCTCTTGCTGCCTGTTGATTGGTTTTGAGGTAATCTTGCCATGTCATACCCATTCGCTGTGCCTGAGCATCAATCAGCCCAGCTACGCTAATTTCCTGACCCTTGAGGAGTTTCTTATTGATGTTTCTCCCTACAGTACCAAATGATGCCTCAGCTTCACCAGATACAACAGTACCAAGATGTCCTGTTTCATTCAAGAAACCCCCCTCATGAAGTGCTGCACGGATATCTTTAATCTGTCCTGTTCGACCTGTAAAGATTGAAGCAATCGCACCACCACCCTCTGCTTGAGCGAGAATTTCAGTTTTAGGGATTACTCGTAGATACTGGAAGAACGGGTTGTAGGAGAACCTGAGCGCACCTTGAAGCTTTGAGTACTGTCTAATAATAGGTGACATGCCTGGCAGTTTATATGATAGGTCAACTGCTTTATCACCCATACCCCTCACAAGAAGTGGTACTTTCAAATGTGCGTCGATGATAGCATGTTGGATACTCACCGCTCCCTCCTCGGATACTCCGAGAGCTTTTACGATGTCTTTTTTCGTGAGCTGGCGTAAGTCTTTAATTGGTATCTTCTTGCCTTTAGCGAAGTCACTAAGCGTCTTGAGCATTATATCAGTACTTTGTTCAGTCGTTTCACCGACAACACTTGTAAATGCCTTTGATTCTGCAAGGGTTTTTGAGAGGTTATCATTGAATAGCTGGTAAGATAGATTCTGTGATGAGTTTGGAGATAGACCCATATGAGTGAATAGTGAGCCAATTGACCCAAGTACAGGGAGCGGCTGAACGGACTTAATAAAGAAGTTATCTTTTCCATTAAATTTTGTAGCGAGTTGGTCTGCGCCCTCTTTAAATGGAGCCTCAAGATTACGTGGTCGGATAGGGACATAGCCATCTTTTGCAAGAGAGTCTACTACTGCCTGTGGTAAGCCGTCAATCTTCGTAGCAGCCTTGATACTCATAATAGCTGTCGAAAGTTCACCCAGTCCCTCATGAGTCGGGGATTTAATAAGTTCAGTGATTTGTTTATCAAAGTTTGCATTGTTCGCCGCAGCAGTATTGGGGTTTTCAACTTTCCACTGTTCCCATGCTTTCAAACGTCCATCAACACCATCACCCATCGATATAGCCGTCATAATAGCACCCTTATCACGCCCATCTAGTCGTCCAATAGCAATCGGTCCAATTCCTGCCTTTTCAGCAGCTTGTGAGCCTACCCTGAAACTCTTTGCGAACTTTACCATGTCTTGCAGGGCATCAGCGTGTGAGACTTCAGTGAGGTCAAAGGCATACTGACCTTGCATACCCTTTGCGACGCGGTATGCAGCACCACCAATATCTCCACCCATTGCAGCAATGTTTGTCTTTTCAACGGCTGAGAGGTCTTTGATAAAAGCGATGCGGTCAGCTTCTTTCAGTGTTCCTGCGTATTCTCTAATTGCATTGGCAAATCCCGCAGCATTCCCATCGCCATAAAATGTGCTCAAATTATCCCAGAATGATGTCTGCCCAAAAGTCTTTTCAGATAGCCCTGTGAGAGCTTTCCCCCCATACTTAAAGGCGTAGCCAATCGGCCCACCTGAGAGTAGGAGTGCAGCGCTAAAAGCAGCCGTTCTGATGGCATCACCGTACTTCTTATCATCTAGTTGGTGGTACATCTCTGTTGCCATTGGTGAGTAGAAGCTGAAAGTCATCGGGTATTTAAATGCAACGTTGACAGCCGTTGCGCGGGCAATCTGTCCTGCGGTCATATCTGCACCAGCGTTAGCAACTACTTCTGCGGTAGACTTCTGCAAAATGTTCTGCACACCTTTATCTAGCATGTTAAAGAGTTGTGAGTTGTCGGCAAGTTTACTGATTGTTCCTGACATCGGTTCTAGGATAGGGGCAGCCACTTTAGACGCTATCCATTCACTCGCAGTCTTAGCAGCCTGTGGTTCAAGTGCAAGTTTTCCACCTGTGATATTCACTCCCGTTGAAACTGCCTTGCCAAACCCTGCCGTTAGGATAGTTACAAGGTCAGCCGCCACATCTATACCCGATTGAATGGCCTGTTGTTTGTTGAGGTCTATCCTATTTTGAGTGAGTTTGTTCTCTTTAACGAGGCTATCATAACTCTGACTGAGTGTTTTCATAGCCTGAACGTAGGAAGTGTGGTTTATCTTACCATCCTTGAAGTTCTGTTGGAGCGTCTGCATCTGTGCGTCGAGTTGCTTGGATTGAGCTGATATGGTGGTTAAGTCCATATTATCGAGTAATCCATGCCCAATGGCTGAACCGAACTTAACAGGAGCCGTTACCATGTTTTCAAGTTGTGTGCCAAGCCATTTACCCGCTGCTCCTGCAAGATGACCTGTCTGTTTACCTAAGTCTCCGAGAAAGCCAACAAACTTCCCCATGTTGCTTCGGTTATCGTAGGTACTTGTTGCTGCATAGTTTGCACCAGTTGAGGGACCTGAAATAGTTGATATGCCAGGAGAGAGTTTATTGAAATCAGCACTAAGCTGGGCTTGTGCTCCACCATTCTGAAATTTTTGTGTGGCTTCCTGTAGTGTTGGGGGCATTGCTTCTCCTAGAATTTAAGTTGTGACCCATTACCGAGAAGTGAAGCTGGTGCTAGTCCTGTATCTGTTGGTACACCTGAACCCCAGGTGAGGGCGTTATAGGTCCCTGCATTCGTGTAGGAAGCAACTTTGCCTGTGTCGTACTTGAAGTCATTACCAACAAAGCCGAGGACTGTCTTAGCCCCTGTATCTCCATTGGTTGCCATTGTTGAGAGCAAGTTTCTAAATGGCGTGTTGGTTACCTGTGCATATTTTGCTGCTGAGACTGCTTGACCATTATAGGTGAAGTTATAGCCCCCATCTGCGCGTCGAGACATGGTTGGTCCTGACTGTGTAGCCGAAGCCACTGACTGTGCGGCAGGGGTAGTACCTGTTCCTGCAATGGTAGCCATCTGTTGTGTGCGCTGGGCTTGGGCTTGTTCTGCTTGTTGCTTAATCACTGTGAGAGCATTTTGCTGCATCTGTTGGGTAGTACCTTTTTGAATGAGTGTATTTGCCCCTTGGTTAAAGCCGTACTGTCCGCCAACAAATGTCTGTTTACCTGACAAGTCTGTCTGTGAGACACCGACAAGGCTACGCGAATCAAGTGCAAGGGTGAATATCTTTCCGTTCTTTGTGAACTGTATCCCACCGTTTGCCTGAGGGACTAGGGTCAGTTGGTCGCCACTCTTTAGGTCTGTTTTATCAAGATGGAGTTTTTGAATTGCTTGATTGGTTAGTTGGACTTTAAGATTATCACCACTACCTGTTAGATTAGTTATACCTAACCCTTTGAGCGTATCGTTTATCTTCTTTATAGTCCCTGGGTCTTTACTATTTAAATCTCCATAGGCTGTGCCCGCATTTCCATTGCTGACAGGTATGACTTGTCCATTAACCATCGTGTAGTGTGTGACCGCATTCTCAGCAAGTGAGCTCTGCCCATTAACATCAGTTGTAACACGGTAGAGGTTTGGTGAAGCAGCCCATTGGCTAGCTTGGGTATAATTAACTGACCCAATACCAGGAACGCTAACAGTAGCCTTACCACTTGCCATGTCTTGTGCGGCTTGAGTATATGTTTGTGCGGCTGAGGCATCATAGGGAGCAAGCGCAGCCGCAGCCTTTAGGTTGTACTGATATCCCAGATTAAAATATGCCTGAGTTAGGCTGCCCATCGTAAGTTCAGAGCCTTTTGGTAAATCTTCACCCGTCAGTTGTTTATAGATACCACCGAACTCTTTAGTGAACGTCTTAAGGGTACTATTGATATTTGCCTCACCACCATTTTTTAGTTGGGTGAAGACATCTGTTAAACCAGATTGAACGGCTGAGAGGGCATCTGAATACCCCTTTTTAATGGCAGTCTCATTCGCATTATTCACGGTGACGGCATTCTGTGCAGCGACTTGTTGGTCGTACTGGATTTGCTGACTGAGACTGTATCCCTGTGACATAAGACTTTGGGCAAGGGTAATATCCCCAATGCCAACTGCTCGTTGGTAGGCACTCTGAATGAAGTCTAGTTTGTCTTGTGAGGTAGCATTCCCTGTAATGACTTGGATAGATTGGTTCTGTATCTGAAAACTAGTGTTCTTTGCGACTGCTGAGGTCATTGTCTGGCGCATATCAAGTGCCTTTGTTGCGTCAGCAATACTTCCTGTTGTCTCAAGATTAGATACACGCCCATCAAGATAGGTCAGGTAGGTATTTAAATTATCATCACTTGGATTGTTCTCAAATGCAATTCGTTGAACCGTATCGTTATAGGTGTTTAGTTGGTTCTTTATTGTGGAAGAACTTTTAATTAAACTAGATACGCCTGTATTACCTAGTCGAGCTAGGCTGAGGCTTTTACTGAGAGCCATTTACTTAGCTCCTTGTCTTTGCGCTTGTTGGTCTATGTTTCCTTGAGGAGAGTTTGCCGTTGCGCCTGAACCTGGGGCTGACATCATCTGTGCGCCTGGCTGATTACCTGTTGCGGGAGTAAGTGGTTGAACTGGTTGACCCTGAGCATTCTTATAATTTGCTCGTTTGGTATCTTTATTTCCACTGATTAGGTCACCATTAATAACATTGTCGTTAGCGGTCTGACCTGAGTTACCCTGTGGGCCGAGAATATCAGGGAATGGTGAATTTTGGGTAACAATTCCTCTCTCAGCGGCAATATCGCCCACTTCATTCGGGTTGAGGTCGCCACGAAGGTTGATGTTGACTTTCGGCGGTGTATTTGATGGAGGACCAGCAATTTTAAGTTCAGCCATAAGACCAAGTAACTTACCATGGATAGCAGCCGTGATTGGCGTATTCATTTCATCGGATAGACGGTCAAGTTCCTCTTTGGCATTAACACCCAGTCGTTCAAGGGTTGTTTGGATTGACTGGTAGCCGAGCATGGTTTGGTTTAAGACCATTGTAACGTAGCTTGGGTCGTCTTTTCGCATTGATGGTGGCCAGTCCACCTTTGTGTAGTAGTCATCATCACCATCTATAACCTCTTTAATATCATCGTCCCAGAGGGCGAGTGTTTCTAATGCTTCTTCAAATACCTTTGATACAATTGGTGCCCAGAGTTGTCGGCGAGCTTCTACTTGGTCAGAGATAGACTGCATTGCAATCATACCTGTCTGGCGGGAATTGACTGCTGGACTGTCGGGCATGTCAAACAACTGCATCGATATGCCAGTTTCGCGTACAAATGCTTCTTTCAGTTCCGCAATCTGGCGGGCGAAATCTATCTCTGACCCTGCTTCGGAGTTCGGGTTTTGGATAGGCTGAATGTCCTGTCCTTCACCCAACGGTATCATTTCAACAGTGCGCGATTTTGGTTTCGGTAATTGGACATCTAAACCGAAGCCAAAGGCTTTGTACTTCGGGAAGTTGACCTTAGCAGCAACAGTTCGCCAGTCTGACAGTGTTTCAATGTATGTCTGATTGATAACGATAGCACTCTCAGTAATATCAGGCAGCCCCCATGGGCGGCGGCGCATCAGTTTATTAGGGAAGATATAATACCGTGGAATATACTTAGGGTCATCTATAATCTGGTAGACCTTATCCCCAACAATAACGACGTTGACATTCGTTTCAGAGCCAACTGCACAGCGTTGTAACTTCCCATTAAGGGTTGTCCAACCTTGTATTCTGCCCGTGCACTCCATAACTGTGACCATTGGCTGTGTTGAGATGTATTCAACAGTGTTTGCACTTGAAAGAACAGCAAGTGGGTGTCCGAGTGGGCTTGTAGCGACATCTTTAGGTACGCCAAACTGTGAGACAGCCTGTTGTTTGGAAATCTGGTAAACATAGGAGCAGAAATCCCACTCGCGGAAGTTATTTCGGTTCCACACAACGTAAAAGTGCTCAATAGCTTCAATCATATCGAGTTTGTACTTACCTGATGTCTCGTCGTACCATGCTTTGAGGATGGAATCACCAACAACTGAGGCATTTTCAACCATTCGCGCCCATAAAGATTCCCCACCATTATCTCTAATAATAGCTTGGTAGAGTTTATTCCTTACTTCTGCGTAGGATTTCTTCTTCTGATTGACTAACTGGAGTTGTTGTGCCTGTTGGGGGTCTTGTGAGTTAGAGTCAACACCCTGATATGAGGAGACAATCGAGAAGCCATCACCCATTGTCTGTGTGCGGTGGATTTCAGCAACCCTACGAAGCCAGTTGACGGGGGTAAAGTCGTGCCCAACAGCTACTTTGAGACTACGAGCTAGTAAATCACCATACACGTAGGAGTCATTCGATTGGACGACCTTATTTCTGAGAGCAATTTCACCTGTTAAGGTAGCAAGTTGGCTTCTTGTTTCACCAACGAACTCACCTACTAGTTTGTCATACGTTGTTGTTTTTGGTTGGTCTTGCATAGTTGTATTTTTAGTTTTTCTGTGTTAATTAGCTGAAGTTATAGTATCACCTGCACAAAGTCAATACAATACTACCACTCAACGGAGACCCATGCGGGCTGTACTGTTCGGGTAGTCTCATTCGCCAGCCAACATGCCAAACAGAGGCTTATAACGCGGTCTGTGGGGATATTTTTGTCATCTTCTTTATAGATATTGAGCTGTTTTACCAGTTCGTAGTTCTGGGCGGGGACTTTTATCTCCCTCGAAGCGAGTAACTTCACGAGAGCCACGAGAATATCTGCTTTTTTAATCATAGAGGTCTTCTTAACTATCTGGTTTTGGTTGTCGGTCTTCAATCGTTCAGGTTGCCAGCTTCCATAGGTCTGGGTGAAGGTCTTTATATACTGTGGGAGGTCTTGGTAGAACCTTGCACTCTCGCCATTCCATGTTTCAACTATCATTTGGAGGTTATTCCCGTCCCGATATGACTCTATCAACGCTACAAGGGCTTCCATATGGAGTTGTGGGGACTTTCTTGAGCCCTTCATAGCGTACTGGTGGACTAATAGGTAAGGTTTTTGCGTCACATCAATGACGGTGTAGACCATTTCATCATTTCCCATCGCAGTATCTATGCCTATGACATACTTATGCCCATTTTGGTAGGGAATATCACCGTTTAATTCATCTAAAAGAGCATCTTGGATGTCTTGCCCTGGGAAAATAGTCGTGTCGCCAAATATAAACTTTCCAAAAAGCATCTGGTCTTTCAGAGGATTGCCTTCAAGCATGGAAACCTGTTGCTCAATCTGCTCCTCAGTCATAAAGTCGTTCTCATAAATGGAACCTGTCTGGGTGTAGGCTTGGTTCATACCGATAAGCCCCTGGTCGTAGAGGTCTTTGTAGTAAAGGAGTGAGCTGGAACTCTGTGATGGGGTCGAGAGTAGATGTAATGGTGCGGTCCAGTCAAGCAAACGCCCTAAAATAGAGTCATCTATCTCAACTTGCAGGTGGTCTGAGCGGGCAGCCTCATCGTAGGTAATAATCCCATAAGGAAGTCCCTGCAAAGAGTCACCTTTGTTGCCCATTAAAGAAAGATGTTCAATGTAGGAGTTATTTGCGAAGAATAACTTATACGGTGGGTTATTGATTGTCTTATCATCGAGGTAAAAGGCGGTAATCTTGCACTTATTTACTGTCGTGATGCCTGTTTTCTTATCTCTAATCGGGTAGGTAGAGGTCAGAATCGCTCGCATTGCTTTAAAAACAGGTTGTGTGAGTTTGCTTGTTGGAGCGATGTTGGCTGTTCTGTACTCAATGTCGAACCAATCAGCAGGGTTATTGGTTTTAATCCCAAACTTATAGTAGAGATACCACAGTTGAATGATAGAAATAACGGCACTCTTGCCCCATCGGTTTGCACAAGAGAGGAGGTAGCGTCTAATTGCGGAGAGTTCCATCTGTGGGAAGTACATATCTAAGAGGGCTTGGAGCTCGGCAACCTTTGGGGAGTGAGTTTTTAGAAGGTCAAGTATCTCAGGAACCGCTAGAGCAGCGGCAGTGACGTACTTCATTTGTCCACTATGTAGGGTCATACCGAGAACTTCATTAGCAAAGTAGACGGGGTTGTACCGTCCACGCTCATTCTGTTCGGGTGTCATCAGGTGCGGCTCCTTGGAACATTTGTTTTAACATGTCTAGTTTTCTATCCTTAGAGGACTTTTCAATGTCTGCTTTAATTCTAATTGCTGCGAGGTATGAGGTGGCGTTGATGGCTATTTCCCCAGTATTGACTTTCTCCCGCCCACGTTTGATAAACTCATCTAATCCTAACTCATGTTCAGTCTCCCCTGCTTGTGGGTCGATTAATTGAATAGTGTTCTCAAATTTTTTTAGGTCTGTCGTGTACTGGAGGTGGTGTCTTTTGAGGCAGACATAGACGGACTGGACGTTCAGGGGTGCTTGGAAGTCCCTGATAACCTGTGGGAGCGATTCGTCAGAGGTCTTATCAAAATATTTAGAAGAGAACAGCCGCTCAGTAAAGTTCTTGTTCCGCTTCATATACTTACAGATAGAACAATACTTGGCGTAGGTTAGGTCTTTCGTGTTTATCATTGTTTGCCTTTGTGTGTGAGTGCGTAACCAATTGAGATAATGTCGAGGAGGAATAATCTGAGCTTGTTCACTTCAGCTCCTCAAGCGCATCAAGTATTGGTATGTAGAGCGAGGAGTGGACATCTTCTTGTGTGCAGTCCATGAGAGCCTGTTGAACTCTAGCGTGGAACTTTATGAGAGCTTTGACCTTGGGTTTGAGGGTGTAGAGATAACTTGCTTGGTCGAGGACTTCCTCTATACCCATGTCTAAGAGTTTATCGGCAGGAACGTCCCACAGCCCGCCGCCGTGTTCAATCGCACCTTTTTCGTACTTAGCCTCATGGTCGCGCACAAAGGATTCTAATATTTGGGTTTCGTGGTCTATTTGTTGTTGGTTCATATAATCCTTTTTTTATTTTACCATGCAGGAGCTTCAAGGAACTCACTAGATAATGAGTTTGTGTGGCCGCCAGCATTCCCATCCCAAACCCAGTGTTTGCAGAGCTTCTTCTTATTAGAGCAACAAGTAGGCATAGTACCCTCTGGCTCAATCACGGACGCAGGAACTCCGCCACTACTAATCAAATCCTTTAGGTCATCAAACGCGGCCTTCTTCTTTGGGTCAAAGGTAGCAAGTGGGTTGAGCTTGATAGGTTCGTTGACTACTTCATCTATGAACACTTCGGCTATCTTCTGCCCGTGTAGGAGGGCGTGGATAGCTTCTGACTTCTTGGGGAGTTCTCTCCATAGGTCTTCATCTTCTTTTCGTATGTATACTGATACTAACATGCTAATAGTATATATACTAACAGTATTAATAGTCAATACCTGTAGACCATAGGCGTATATTTTTGGTGCGGTTAGGAGTGAACTTGTAGACCACCTCTGTTATTTTTTGGTGCACTATAGAGTGAAACACCCTTATATACTAGTACCTCTCCTATAAAGCTCCCCCGTACCCCTAAGGAATGTGTGGCTAATCACCTCTGTTATACCTGGTGTTCTCAAGTGATTGAGTGGGCTTTAGTTAGAGATAGATGGATAGATATATAGTATATGTGCTGTCTGACCCCTGTTATGTCGTACAATGTGTATTGTGCGTCGTATCTGTTAGGTTAGGGTAGGAGGACTGACACTGAATTAGGGTGCTCAAGTACACATATAGTCTTTGTTCTATTAGTACTGTCTTATTAGGTAATAAGTTATGGTATGTGCGCGGGATTGGGCTGGTACAGGGGGTTAGCTGCATGCAAGTAAGGGTAGTGTGTGCGGGCTGTGGGTGTAGTTGTGAGGCTTTGTGGTGTTCTAGGACTACTGCTGTGTGCGGGATAGTTACAGGCTTTTAACTGGCTTGTAGCTTGTTCTTAGTAATAGGGGTATGTGTGCGGAGTATCAGGATTGAGAGTAAATGTGTGCGCTGACCCCTGTTAGTATGTGCTTAACTGAGAGTTAGCTGAGAAAAGTGCAATTATCTTTGTGTGAGGTATTGACATAGTAACCGTGTGCGTGGTAAGATGTATGCAGTGAACAAGGCGAAAGCCCCAACCACGAACATTTACAACTAAGGACGAACGAAAGCGACAGACGGTCAAGTTTGAACCCTCAACGGCTACACTCTACTAGTCCTTAGTCATTGCCTCCGAAGATGTGTGCGCGAGCACCTATGCCAGTAACTTAACAATTAGTCGATTTGTGCGGGTAGCAACGGTGTTGGCAGTTGCTGAAAATACGGGCTACATCTAGAAATAGAGACCACGAGAATGCCCGCACACACTAGATGGGTGGCAAAATATGCGAATGCGACACAAGAAGCCTTCGGGCGGGATATGCGGTGTATAAGATATTTTGCCCCCTATTATGTGCGCCGTGTCCTGTCAACGCTGGACTAGCCCGCTCAAGTAGTGGGTGCAAGTTAAGCAGTGAATGTCCTTAGGGTGGCAGGGCTTGGCGCAGATAAGTATCACTTATGTGATATAAAACGATTAAGAATGTGTGCGCCCATAACGTATGACACAATAGCGGACTAGACAACCCCGCAGCCTCTATGACAGGTTCAAAATATTGAATGAGCAGCGCATCGGCAAGCGCACACATCCCATCGTTACAGGTGAGCAAATTAGTAATAACATAGGAAAGGCAATAAAGCTATGAAAACATTACAATTCAACAAGTATTTTGTGACCGATGGCACATATAAAGCACGAGTTCACTACTCGCCACACATTATGCGCTCAAATAATAAGAAGTGTATTACACTCTATGAAAAAGGCTATGAGGAAGACTTTACAAAAGTTTTTGACACCTTTGAAGATGACACAGACATAACAACAGACTACTTCGACACTCGAAAAGTCCGTATCACCGAAGACATGCCAGAGTTTTCACCGTTACTAGCACAAGTTAAGGCGTGGGGCATAGTCTCACAGGAGTTTTAATGATGACAGCACAATATCGAAGAACTGAAAAGGGATGGCAGGGCTACATTGTAAACGAGAGTTTACGCTGCACTACCTACTGTCAAAATGTGTGGCGAGACAAGCACGACGCAATACTAGACGCGAACGGGCTGCTCAACGCACAAGAACGCGCAACAGATAACGCCTACGGGTCTATATACCTCGTAGCAAAGAGGGAGCTAGCAGCCTAATATCTGGCATTGTCTACGGACATGTAAGCCCAGATGCCTTGAACCCGTTGCGAGTGGGTTTATAGGTGTGCGGAAATTAACGAAAGGATAAACTATGCAATACATTTATGGGCGCGACTTAAAGACAGGTGACGTAATCGAGGCATGGATGCCAGAGCAAACACGAACTGTACTTGAATTAACAGAGTACAGAGAGCAAGAACTCAACGGCGAAGTGCTGAAATTATGCACGGCTATTTGTAGTGACAGGTACAATATAACCGTGATGTTAGATAGAAAAGATATACGGTTAGTAAGGGGATAGCCGTTGTGGGTGGCGTGATGGTAGTAAAGGTTTAACCGACATATTAAATGGCTATCACAGAAATGAACAATAGCAGCCGTAAATACTAGTTTGCTACCATCACCGCGCCCACAACAATGAATAAGTGACTGACAATATAAATAAATGGGCGCAAAGCCTAGAAAGGATATGCGATGAAATTAGTAGCCAAAAGATTAACGAATGGCTGGACGGAATACCAAAGAAATAATAATAAAAATACTTGTGATGATTGTGGCGCAAAATTATGGGTTGCCCCAGATGGCAAATCATTATATTGTGACAATCAAAGCGAATTACACGAAGAAGGCGAGAAGAAACTATGAAACTAAGTAAACAAACAATCGAAACTATAAAGACAGTTGTTATTGCTGTGCTGGTAACTATGGTAGTAGCTTTTGTGTGCGGGATGAAGTACCAGGCGCACAATCAAGCAGTCATTGACAACGCAGTCCGTGTGAGCGTTCAAAGCAAAGCACCGTTAAAATAACAGGGGTAACACAGATAGCAGCTAAGCCTGTGGCGGCTGTTACCCTGAGTGGGTGCGAGAGGGTCAAGCAAGAAGTCTCGAAGTATGACTGGGATGTGTCTCTAATGATGCGCCTAGCCTACGCAGAGACTAATTGCAACCCTGACGCAACGGGAGATACGACACTGACGTACCAAGAGAATGGGCGCACATATGGCTATTCAGTGGGTGCGTTTCAGGTCAGAATACTACCTGGAAGAGAAGCTTGCGACACACACGACATCGAAACAAATGTACGATGTGCATACAATGTGTGGAAAGGTCAGAGTTACAGCGCGTGGTCAACGTTTACTAATTTAGCATATTTGAGGTTCTAAGAAGTAAATTAAATAATAAGGAGGACATTATGTCCAAGCAAGAAACAATAACATTAAACGGTAAGACTTACATTGAGTTCGACCCAACTAATAAGGATATCAAGCCAGCAGTCGAGACAGACCATGTAATCATCATTGCTCAGCGTGGGTGGATATTTGAGGGGCACAAGGACAAGTCTGTCGCTGATAAAATACAGTTACTCAATGCTAACGTGGTTCGCTCATGGTCAAATCAAAAGGGCATCGGTGGACTGTGCAAAAAAGCATTGAAATCAGACTACAAACTTGATGAAGTTGGCACTATATCTTTCGCAAATGAGAGTATAATTGCCGAATTATCAATAGTGGAGTGGTAATATGAGCTACGCTAGAAATGCTAATACAGCAGACGAAGTACGCCCTATGTCGTTAGATGGTACTAGTAAGAACGGCTACGGCGACGGCGACGGCAACGGCAACGGCTACGGCGACGGCTACGGCTACGGCTACGGCTACGGCGACGGCTACGGCTACGGCAACGGCAACGGCTACGGCGACGGCTACGGCTACGGCTACGGCGACGGCGACGGCTACGGCTACGGCTACGGCTACGGCAACGGCAACGGCAACGGCTACGGCAACGGCAACGGCTACGGCGACGGCTACGGCTACGGCTACGGCTACGGCGACGGCAACGGCAACGGCGGTATACTATGAAACAAGTCATCCAAATATACATTGTGGCGCTCATAGTGACCGTCTGTGGGCTTTTCTATCTCAATGCGTCTATGAATGCCATTGAAATTGAAAGTGACAACACAGACGCTCTAAGTGCGTCAACTATTCAGGTGTGTGAGGCTGAAAAGAACGGGACAAGGCGTGTGCCGATGAAAACGTGCGCACAAGCAATCACTTTGGATGGCACGGACTTAAAGACAACTAACTACACATATACTAAAATCGCACATTAAATAATGCACGACCTAAAATTGGGCGCATTAAGACGTACAAAGTTAAGATTGATGACTTCACATTCTTCGGGATTGTGTGGTACTCAATTAAACGGTTGAAGCTACAACTCTTGGTCTTGTGGGGTGTGGGTTATCCACTGGTACAGTTGCTTATGTTCTTTGATGTGATATGATAGTTCGATGGGGTCTGTAAGGTAGGTGTTTATAACAAAAGACCGTTCAGGAGTGGGCGGTCTTTTTTAGTATCTAGTGCTATGCCAACCCATAGCGAAAGAGAGTTTGATTGTGAGGTTTTTGTAACGGAGTGAGTAGTGGGAGGTGCGAAACTGCTAGGTTTGGTAGTGTTCACTTTTATATATACTCTAAAAAACACAAGCGTCAAGTATTTTTCCATAGACCCGCCTTTGTCCTCTGGTGAGGGCTAAAGACAGAGTGATTTACAAGTGTGTGGGAGTTTTTGAGGTGGTGAAGCTCAATCGCAAGCCACAAATTGAGTACAAGCCAGAGACTAGGTTGTCAGGCGGGCGGACAGAGCCTAGTTTTTCGTCTGTACTCAACGGGTTCAGTTTTGAAGGCTGAGAACTTTGTATTGTAAATATTTGACAAAGATGTGTGCGTTTGCTAACCTAAAAGTAGGCAATGAGACAGCACCTCCGAAAGGGGGTGTTTTTCTTTGTACCTATTTGTTTCTGCAATGAGACAAATAAGATACTCAGATAGTAGCACCCCACACATTCAAATGCAAGAATTATTACTGTTTGTGTGGTCTATCAGAGGTACAGTATGTGTGTGCGTTAAACGACTTCCGCACAAGCCCGTCTACCATATGGACGGGTCTATGCTACAATACATGTGTCAGTTGCCCCCAAGCTCTGACAAGGTGCTTTGGACACAGCCCGCACAATTTACCCTCCTGTGCGGGTTTTATGTTAGAGTAGAAATGGCGCTAATCGACTCCTATGTACTGGGAGTCGATTTTCATGTATTATGAACTTGCGGTTATCGCACGGGATGTTTCGCAGCTCCCTAACTAGAGACTCAATGAAGTCTCTTTTTTTATCTTAAATTATCCTGTGGATAAGCGCACATTGCTATTGACTTGTAACTAGCCGTGTGCTACACTACCTCTGTAATAAACAAGGGTTTGCAAAGCAAAGGGGGCAACGTGATACTTATACTAAAGAAACTAGCTTGTGTCTTACTCGGACATTGGTCGTACCCGTATTCAGATGAGTACAGGGAGTGTGAGCGGTGTGGGAAAGAGTATAAAGGAGGGTTATTTGAATGAGAGCGCTAAAGTTTAGAGCGTGGGATAAGAGCTTGGGCTGGGTCACGGATAACTACAGCATGGCGCTCGATGGAAAGATGATGTGGTGGGACTGCGAAGGAGATACAGTAGACTCAGACATCGGAGTGTGGCGTGAAGGTTATGGCGTAGCCGTTGAGATTATGCAGTATATAGGTCTAAAAGACAAGAATGGTACCGAAGTCTATGAGGGCGATATCGTGAAATGTGACAGTAGTCTGGGATGCCCTCATGAAATCGTCTGGCGTGAAGCAGCCCCATTCGATAACATAGGCGGCTGGGGGCTAAAAGGTACGAATAGCACATATGATTGGATAGGTGGAGAAGAAGTCATCGGCAACATCTACGAAAACAAGGAGCTACTAAAATGAGCGCAGTTGATATGACATTTGATGAGCAGGTGCAGGACTTTATAGAAGACCATGAGGGTATGAGCTTTATTGCGAAGCAAGCCCGCACACTCTATGAAGACAAGGACTTTGAACGATTGAAACGATTTATGAGTGATGTAAGCGGAGCTGAGAGCGCACAACACTTCTACGATAATGACATACTGGGTGAGCGCGATGAATATTAAAGCCGTGGACTGTGTTCTCCCGCCACCCACCAGTCAGTTAGAAGCATGGAACAGGTGGAAGAACCATCTTGAGAGCGAACTCCGTACACTCTCCTACTACAAGAAAGTGAGAATACACGTACTATGAGCGGAGCTAATACAAAAATGAAGCTAGTAAAAAAGACAGGTCGATATTTCAGGATGTGCATTGCGTGTAGCAGGATAACAGCAAGAGAGAAGTATAGGGCGTTAAACCCAGGGAGTAAACACTATGTCATACAAGGTTAAAGAAATAACAGTCGGAGCTACTATTGCCACCGCACAGTACTCCAATTTACAGCCGACAATCACTATAGAAGTTGGTGATAGCCTAGAGGAAGCTAAAGCTGTAGCCCTAGAATACATCACAGGGTTATCAAAACAGTATTCAGAACCAGGTCGGGAGTTGTCGAGCAAGGTAACAGGCAAATTTGTTCGTAAGCAAGCGTTTGTGGGCGGGGAAATTGACTATGATGAAGTGAACCACACCTATATGTGGAACGGTGAAGTCTATGCGTCCGCCTCACAAATAGCCAAAGGCGAACAGAAGCCGTTTGACTCAGTGATGTTAAGCGGAAAGGTCGCAGAGAAAACTGGCTCAGACCCTACAGAGATAGCAAAGCTCTGGTCATTGAGTGGGCAGGTTTCTCGGGACTTCGGCACAACCGTACATCTTGCTCTTGAACTCTACGGGAAGTATCAGGGGCTTGCCAAGACGCTAGACAAGGAATACCACACACCGAACCATCTTGTCTTGAAAGACATCGTAGAGAGCTTCTACGTGGGTCGTGAGAACGAAAAAGCTGAGTACGAAGTCCTCGTGGTAGACCACAAGAACAAGCGAGCAGGGACGATAGACCGTCTACAGATAGTCGGGGACAAGACCTGTATCATCGAGGACTACAAGATTGCCTACAAAGAAGACAAACCGTACTGGAAGAAACAGCTTCAAGTCTACGAGGGAATCATGGTTGCGAACGGCTGGACAGTTCAAGGGAAAGTAATACATCAATTCGACGGAATGTGGAAAGACCATGCAGTTCTGTAAACATCAACCGCACAAAGTCATTGCAGACATACTTTCGCCGAAGTACTCAACTGATGAGGTGCTAATCAGCACATCGAAAGTCACTGAGTATACCGAGAACTATCTGATTAAGTTTGTGAAGTGCAACAAGTACCCAGACTGGTACTGGTTCTCAGGAAAAAAGATACGCAGCAGTAAAACACAACCAAATGGGAGGGGAACAGTCTATGTCCTATCAATGAAAGACCGTGAGGACTTCCAAGCTGTAGAAAAATGTGACCATAATTATTAAAGGAGAACTAATGACTGAGAAGCAAATAGAAAAAGCATTAAAAGAAGATTACATCAGTGAAATAGCCTACATGTTAGAACGAATTAGACTTATTGGACGGTTCAAACTTGGGCGCACAGGAATAGTACAAGCAATAAATAAGAAATGGGGGATATACAATTGAGTGGCAGTAAAATTGGGGGCATGAAAGCAGCACAAACGATTAAAGAGCGTGACCCAGACTTCTATAAGAGAATTGGTTCTGTGGGCGGGAAGAACGGACACACAGGAGGCTTCTACGCTATGACCCCTGAAAGACGAGCCGAGTGTGGGCGCAAAGGTGGCACAATCAGCCGCAAACCAAAGGTATCAGTTATGTACGTTTCAAACGGTATACTCGAACCAGCCCCGCACACATCATTTTTAAGTAAACTATTAAGGAGAAAATAATGGAAGACCCAACACGAATTAAACTACAGCATGTCAAAGTAGTCTTCGCCAATCTTAACGATGACGGCTTCGGCAAGTCAATTACTATCTCAGTAGACCCCGAGACTGAGCGGAAAATAACAGAGTTCGTCAAACACAATAACATCGGTAAGGGGGCGAACGCTGGCAAGCCGAACTTCAAAGACTACGAAGGTAAGAAACAGTACGCATTTAAGATTAGCGACTACACTCGCTTTGCGGGGCTGAACGGGCTAGACGAAACAAAACTCGGCTTCGGCGCAACCATTTCACTCGTTGCTAACTCATTCGCCTACGATAATAAGTTTGGTAAAGGAATTAGTAGCAACCTCTCGGCTGTATTAGTTGAGCGCGGAGCTGACACCAAAGCTGACGCTGACCTCGCAGAACTCATGCAGGGACTCGGTGAACCGCTCCCAGGTGACGAAGACGCACCATTTGAGGATATTGACCTCGCCGACGTTCCTGAGGAATTACGATGAGTTCTGCCGAGAAGCGCCACACAACCATGCTTGAGAAATTAGGTTCAGAAGAAGCTATCAGAGCCTACTACCAAGACATTCAGAAGAAATCCCGTGTTACCTATGTTGAGAACGGCAGTCGCGGAGGGTTCCGTGGAATTGACCCAGAAAAACTAAAAGCAATCTCCAGCATGGGGGGAAAGAAGTCACGTAAAGGTGAAAAAACTAACTAAAGAGCAACAGATTGTGCGCGAGATGAAAGCCCGCCTCCCACTTGGTAAAGCACCCATTCGGAAGAAACTAGACCAGAAAACCGCACAACAGCTCATAAAACCTGCTGATGATGCCCTCTCTAAGTACATTCGATTACGCGATAGCTCATTTACTGGTACTGATTGGGTGGGGGAGTGTATCAGTTGCCCTCGCACACAAATCATTCTTTCAGGTGATGGGAAATGGTCACAAGGTTGGGATAATGGTCACTTCATCACCCGTGGTGTCTATTCGCTGCGTTTTGATGAATATAACTGCAATTTGCAGTGTCGTCATTGCAATATATGGCGAGACAAGGGTGACATGCTCAAAGGCTATGAGACGGGTCTTGCGCTCAAATGCGGTGAAGCTACGGTTGCGGAGCTAAAACGGCTCTCAAAGCTCCCAGAAGCCTACAAACGCCCATCTAAAGCGGAGTTGTTGCAGATAATAGCGGACGCAAAACAGGAAGTTGAGTATATCCTCGCACATAAGGAGAACTACCAACGGTGAGGACTGTAATCGAGATACAGCACATCGAACCGCGCACAGACAAAGCTGGAAAGCCCTATTTCAGGACGCATGTTTTGCTTGACACAGGAGAGGAGGCTATCTACTGGGGAAAAGATATTAGTGTGGGCGATTTAGTTGAGGTATTTTTCCACAAGAGCATGATAAAAGCTAAGAAAAGCTCTTGACTAAATTATAGCCGTGTGCTAGACTGTAAGTATTAACAAAGGGGGCACATGACAGAAGAAGAAAGAATGGATAACTGGGAGCGTGAGCAGTTCATCATCATGTATGATTTAGAATGATGTGTGGATTTTACGCAGTCAACAAGCAGCACTGTTGGATAAATAATCATTGCGTAGTTTGCCGCAAACCTAAACGAATTGTAATAACTGTAAAGGAGACATAATGTCAGAATATAAATTTAAACTTACCACTGAAACCAAAATAAATGCGTGGGGCGTAAAGCTTTTCCGCATAGAAGCAACTGTAGACATTCCTGAACGTGGTGTGAAAAAAGGCGAAAAGGGTGGATTTGTTGAGAGTGAAAAACTAAGTAATGGCGATGCTCGGGTCTCTGGCAATGCTTGGGTCTATGGCGATGCTCAGGTCTATGGCAATGCTCGGGTCTCTGGCAATGCTTGGGTCTATGGCGATGCTCAGGTCTATGGCAATGCTCGGGTCTATGGCGATGCTCGGGTCTATGGCAATGCTCAGGTCTATGGCAATGCTCGGGTCTATGGCAATGCTCAGGTCTATGGCAATGCTCGGGTCTATGGCGATGCTCGGGTCTATGGCAATGCTCAGGTCTATGGCGATGCTCAGGTCTATGGCGATGCTCGGGTCTATGGCAATGCTCAGGTCTATGGCGATGCTCAGGTCTATGGCGATGCTCGGGTCTATGGCAATGCTCGGGTCTGCGATAAAAAAGCATACATAAAGGGCTGGTTTATCGGTGGAGATGACACTGGAAAAATTACGAATGTCACAGACCAAATGGGTACTGATTATTGGGAAGCTCAATACGTACTTGGTGATTACGAGATAAACGACATCGAAGAAAAAGAAGCGGAAACGCCACCAACAATAAACATTGGTGGTAAGACCTACCAAGTAACCGAAGAGCTAACCAAAGCTCTCAATAATCTGAAAGAACTTTAACATTATAATCTGGGTGCCAGCGTAAGTGGACTAAGCAACCATACTCGTTAGGGGATTGCTAGAGGTTCAGCCCAGTACTATAAACGATAGGAAAATATATGTGTCCACATGGAAATAGCATTTTACACCCTCCTACATTTTTAGGATGTTCTGAATGTGTGCAGGAAATAGCAATTGAGGACAACGCCCCTAACACAATGGAGAGGTCAGCATGTGTGCGCGAGTAGGTATGTCACGAATGCCATAGACCTGACTGACGGATAATGTCGTGAATAACTCAGGTTCTCGCGCACACTTTCTAGCCCCCCACAACCAAACTAACTAAGGAGAGTATATGACAGAACACAAGCATTTATTTTCAGGTATGGATAAAGACGCAGAATGTATTGGTTGCGGCGCAAAACAGGTAGCCATGCCAGACAGGAATAGCGAGCTAAATAAACTAAAGACAGAATTATTTAATATACTTGACCTACGAATATACGATGCACATGAGCGAGCAGCATATCGCAGAACTTTTGAGAAATATGTCTCCGCCCACACCACAGCCGTACTGGATAGGGTCGCAGAGGAAGTGATAGGTGAAAATACTCCACGTCAAATAGATAATAGCCGTGATGTATATGAGAATGGTTTACGCTCAAGACAGCGTACTGCCCTCTCACAAATAAGGAAAGAGCTACTATGACTAAAGCAAAAGACGACCTAGAGAAGCAACTCAGAGAAGAACTAGCAGAATTAGCGACAAGCCTACAAGGTGATAGCTACTACTCAGTGTTGCCCGATGAACTTGGTGATGAGCATATCAAACCGTTTCTCAACATCATCGCCGTACAAAACTTAGCCCTATTAACCCGACTAGAGGCAGAGACCATAGCTACATTTATTTCACCAAGTGAGGGTGTGCCGCTCACAGCCATTCAATCAGAACGAGCCTTAATAGAAAAGAGGATGATGTGAGCAATCCAATATACAAAGAAGCTTGCGTATTTTACTACAATGGCAAGAACCTACCAGACTACCACAGGTTTGATATACCAGTGGAGTGGAGCTATGAACACCATGAAAATGGAGCAGGATTAGCATATAAGTCAGTTACTAAACTACGCTGCGTCTGTGGGGCTGAGATAGATAGAGTAGAAGCTACCGACCTGTCGAGCGAACCACTGACCCCTGCGAAAGCTAGCCCTACCTCAAGAAAGGATAAGTAGCAATGAGCATTGTACTACCTGATGAAAAAACTATTACTCAAAATAAGATTACTCTTGAGAAAATCCGCAAAGGTGTGGCTGTACAAATTGGCTATACGTCCTTAGAGAGTATGGACTTTACTATGATGGAAGATATGATACGGGGTAAGATTATCCAAGCCTCATTTGATGTGCTTGCTAGTAAAATCCATGAGGACAGAACGACAGTGTATTTTCACTATAAAACTCCGTTGAATTGGGTTGAACACCTCAAAAAAGATAAAGCACCAAAATGGCTGTTGAATAGATACCCTGTAAAATACCGCACCCACAACATAAAGCGAGTAGCCGTATTCAAACGGTATGCTGAGTACCCCAAGGCTAACATAGCAATCCCAAAAACCAGTACTGTGTTTATCGAAGCTTTGGGAGGACTAGAAGTTATACATGATGTGGTTTCAGTATGAACAACCCCCTAGAAACCCTATCAGGCTACGAACCGCACACAAGCTACGAGGAACATGCGAGACGAATACTTGAAAGACTAGCAGCAGAGAAGTTAGCCGCACAACAAGTAGGTAAAGTAATTATTAAGGAGGTTACACATGACTGAAACCAACCGTTACGAAAAATGGCTAGACTATAACCCATATTCTGAGCTAGTTAAACAAGGCATAGTACCAAAGGACAAAGTATGAGCAAAACACACTTGAAAAAAGATAATACCAAAACTCTATGCGGCATTTACTTTGACTACATGAAAGCTGAAGTTGTTGAACTACCCGAAGAAGCAACATGTCGGAACTGTCGCGGTAGTAGCTCTACTCCCCCCACACCCAATGGGGTTGTAAGTGATGAGCTACGAGAAGAAATTGAGGGCTATTTTAAGGCACTCGGCATGGCTGATGCGTTCGATTATGAGCGCTTTCTAAAGGAATATGTGGACGCTATCATGCTCATCATCACCCAGCAAACAACAGCAGCACGAATAGAGGCAATAAAAAGCTATAAGAAAGTTCTAAAACTAGAGGCAGAGCTAAAGAAAGGTCTGTGATGAAGCTAGAAGATAGACTAAAAGACGTAGCAGACAAATCAAGCCCAGTAGCTACATTGAAGGGTGTGCCAAATCCTATGGTCAATCCCGCGCACATCAAGGAAGCCCGTGAAGCCATCTATAAAGACCTAGACACGTTGTTGGGCGAAAATGAACCCATAGACGTAGGCAGATATGAGAATGGCAGAGATATGTGGGGCGAAGAATGGGCTAGATTACATAATGCAGAGCCGAAAGCCCGTAACATGTTTCGTGCCGAGCTTCGTAATAAACTTAAAGATTACTGTGGAGTAGAGAAATGAGCCTAATTTGTAGGATATTTGGTCATAGATATGCTGTCGTTTGGAATATGACAAAATCAGTAGCAACATACTGCACGAGGTGTGGCTCTTGGCAAAATCACCTACCACCAAAAGGAGTTGAGAAATGAGTGAAGCGGAAAAGATGCGACTTAAAATAAAGAAGCTAAAAGAAACAGGACAGTGGGATTATTTAGACCAATCAGTTGTGCGGGCAATAAACAGGCAATATGATATGGCTAATATCTATGACACCGATGCAGCAATCGAAGCAAGTGAGATACTAAGGAAAATAAGCATATGACCCAACACAACCTCCCACCCCAACACCAAGAAGTAGCCCAAAAAGCAACTGAAAGAATAAAGCAAAGCATCGCTAGAGTAATCTTCAAAGCCACAGAGGGGCTAGAGCCTACTATTTTGAATGTGCTGGAAAGTGGTACAATAGAACGAGCGTCTGACGCTAACCTATGATTGAATTTTTGCTCACATACGAAGAATTACCCCTGTCGAAGTACGCTCACACACGGAAAAAGCACACTAAGTAAGAATTATTACAGCCGTGTGCTTATTCTAGGTGTAGTCTCTCTTTGGGAGGATTTTATATGTCAAAGAGTTATCGTGACTATAAACACCAAAATCCCAAAAAGAATATGTGGTTATTAAAAGAAGAACACAAAGGGTTGTTCAATTATGATGTTGAGGGTATTAAGTACCAACTTTAAGTGACGTTCTCTGGTGGGGGGATTATTCCGCTCCCAACCCACATCTTCAGTACTTCTTCTCGCAGATATTGCTTCCTGTTAGCTTCATACGGGGCTGTCTGAGTGGCGTTGTGGCCTGGAGTGAACAACCTGACCATTTCATTAGAATAATGGCTTGCAGCGTCCCTGTGTGCCTCGTAGCTCATGAGTAGTTCGTGAACTCTACTTTCTTTAATTTGATTGCTTGTGTGCCAGTACACCACCCGCCACAGTCCTGACACTGGTATCTCCTGAATGTTGAGGCGTTGGTCTTCCGTACTCCTCGACTATGTAATCGTGTACCACCGCATTTCGGACAGGCATCTATCTTTCCTGCTATGTTAGCGACATTTGGGTGTGTGTTGAAGTACGGGAGTAGTTTTTCATACAGAACGGTGAGCAGGGCAACGTCTTGGTCGTTATAAATCCGCATCTTATTCCATGATTTATTATCATGGTGGACAAAAGCTTCGTACCAGAGGTCGGCGTAGGTTTCTTTTGTCTTTGTGCCGAAGCCGAACATCTCACACAAATCATTTAAACTGTTACTTGGGAACATGCCGATTTGTTTTGCCATTATCTTTGTATCAACATTTTTGAATGGGCTGGGCGGTTTCAACCCCGCAACTAAAAATGCACCCCTAGAGATGCGGTCATCAAAACGTTTCCCGTTATGTGCTACGGCTATGTCAGCTTCATCAAGTAAGTCACGTATCTTTGTGTCTATTTCTATTTGTTCGTGGTTCTTCAGGCTCATGTGCTGGATTTTCTTATCTCCGAGCCACCGCCACGATATGCTCATAATCTTTTGGTACTGTTCTATTTTTAAGAGTCTGGTTTCATACGATGGCCCATAGGCCCACGCTAACATTGGTGATACCTCTAAGTCATAGAGTAATGTTCTAACCCCATCCATCATTCCCCCTTTTTAATGTTTTTTTTGCCACCCAATAGGAACTGCGTTTAATCTGGCTACGTCTTTGAGAGCCATTTGCTCATACGCTGTGCGGTCATCTTCTAGTAGAACGGTGAGGTTTTGGTGTGTCGGGTATTTCCCTTCGATAGCTTCTTTGGCGAGCTTTTTATACAGTTCTCCATTGGTACTTTGCTCCCACACCTGAGCAAATGATTTTTCTCCATCTAAATACACGTAGTTGTACATCGCTAAGTCACCTGCAAACGTGAATAGTAATGTGTTTTCTGGTGAGGTGTCTATTTTCTCACCGTTCATTTTAAGACGCATCAAAATCCTCTCAATTCTTGGGGCGTTAGGTACATTTTTCGTGTGAGCCGTCCGATAGCTTCGTCTGTATCCATAGCTGCGATAAATAACTGCTTTCTGTAATGGTCAGTTGTGCGGTTGTCTAAGGTGTTTAAGACCTGATACAGTCCACCCTCTTGTGCCACGGCTATCATGTCATATATCTCACTGGGAGCTGGTCGAGGTGTTTCGCCGAGGCTTCTGTGGATAAGTGTGTGATTCGGAGGAGGTGCTTGCCAGAGTGGAAGAACAAACGCCCCCATATTTCGGAGGCGTTTTTCTGACGTGCTTCTAAAATGCCTATCCTCCCAGTTCAGGTGATGTTCACCGAGCGTGGGGCAGTACGGCAGTTTTTCTTTTCGTTTAGCGACACCGTGATGCCGATTCACTTATTTGCCGTTCAGTTTTACATCAGCGACATTGACGCCGAGATACCCGAGCACAACGATAACAACTTGGTCATATTGCTTATTAGCGACAAATACGAGTGCTGCGCTGAGTGCGAGCAGGAACTTTCGACTAAGTAATGATTTGAGAAAATCTTTCATACTATCCCTCCTTAAAATATTTTATGAAACGCTTGAATGCAGCAACTAGTAGTTGCCATATTTTGTAGTACTCTGATGGGTCGGGTACGATTACTTTTGGTGGAGTTGGTTCAGTTACTACGGGTTCTGGTACAGGCTCAGGTACAACTACAGGGTCAGGCACGGGAGCTGGGATAGGTTCTGGTTCAACAACAGGTGTTGGGTCTGGCGATGGCGCTGGGGTAGTCTGCTCGGGGGCTGGTACTGGTACGGTCAGGACATTGGCGTAGGCGTTCCACATAGCAACGTCGCCGTAGAACCAGTTACAATCTAACGCTCCACCGTAGCCGCTCAGATAACCGCTAGAGGTGAATTGCCACATGACATTCTGCACATTCACTCCGTTAGGGGCTACCCAGTTTACTTGTGGGTTAGGAAATGCGTCTGCACCAAAGTCGTTGATACGGTCATAATTCCACCAGTAATTAGCGACAATAAGCCCGTAGTCCTCATGTGAAACAGGCGACCAGTCAGCTTCATTTAAGACGCTTTGTGACATGTAGATGAGTGGACGCACACCAGTACGAGCATAGACGTGTCGTAGCCATTCTAACGCCCAACCGACATTCGATACATCGTTATTCTCACGCTCCCAGTCAAGGACGAGCATACCCTTACCAACATACCCGAGGCAGTTATCAACAAAGAAATTAGCCTGAGTTACCGCGTCACTAAAGTTACTGCAAGCGAAGTGATATACTCCCCAGACCTTACCGAGGTTGATAGCTTGCTGCACGATTTGGTCACAGCTCGGGTCTACTTGGCTTGTGCCGTAGGTAGCACGAGTGTACACACCGTCTATTGATACTTGGCTGAGGTTGATATCTGCCTTCCAGTTTGAGGTATCTATAATTCTTAGCATAGTTATCTCCTTGCTATAAAGATTATTAGAGCGATTATTGCTAGTACGATTAGTACGTTTGTTAAATCCATAGTTTCTCCTTAACTTGAACTAGTTTGAATGAGGGCATCACGAACATCATCTGTTCCTTGGCGCACATCTTCGGTATTGTTAGCGAGTACTTCTGCAACAGTCTTTGTGTCATCATGGGCGGTCTTTGTATCTTTTTTGAGAGTTTCAGCGGAAGATTTAAGCGTGTCGCCAATTCCTGTTAGTTGTGCTGTTTGGATATGGAGCATACTCGCAAGTTGGATGTTCTGCTCTCCTAGATGTCCATTACGTTCTTTGGCTTCTTTATTCCCCTGTTTGGTTGCCTTGGCGACAGCTTGCATAGCATCTGTATTTTTCTCTAAAGACTTAGCAAAAAGCTCATCACGTTTTGTTTGGCTCACATCTTTACTCTGAATATATCTCAGAAAGATGACTGCCATAGCGACTGCCGCTGCTGATGGGCCGAGATTTGATAAGTCCATTACTGTGTAATCTCCGTGTTTGTTGTGTTGTGTGTCATAGTGTTAGAGGTAAGCGTTAGTTGCAAATATTATTGATGGAGTAATTGTTGAACCAAAAGATATATTGGTCACAGATGCTTGTGTCGTTCTCGCAATCAAATAATATGGAGTTGCTGTAGCTACAGCTTGAGAATATGACTTTGTAAGACTTGACTGTATGCCAACATTTGATATTATGAGTAATCGAGTTGTAAATAGATTTTCAACTTCAGAACTCAAACTTGTCGAAAGAGTAGTAAAACAATCGCAAAGACCACCGCTACCGCCACCAATTACTGTATGATTTGCCCACATTATATCCCAAATACCAATAGGTAACATTAGTTGATTTGATGTGCTATACCAAGTATTTTGTACAGGGGAGTTTTGTACCCAGTCTATCTTAGAAATCAACTGTACAACCCACTTATCTTTTTGAGCAGGAAACCCAAACGGACTTTTCACACTAGAATAACTCACCGCACTCACCCCACCAGATGTCGGGATAGTACAGCCTTCTGCTACTTGTACGACAATAGTACTCGCTGAAACAGTCTGAACGATGCCGTAATCTAAAGTTGAGCTGATTGTGCCGTTAGCTTGTCCACCAAATGGGCTGTCTGCGTTCGTAGCTACGGCTGAACCATTAGCGGTGAGGTTGTTAGCATTTGTAGTGTTGAGGTCGTTGATTGAGTTGTTAAATGAGTAAGCTGAGATAACATTTGTCTCAGTACCAATAAGTCCACGGGTCATGTAGCCTTGAATAGTTGCCTGAGACAGAACAGCATTGAATACAGCTGCTTGAGCGATTTTACCAGCAAAGAAATTAGAACCATCATTATTACCAATGCGTAAATCACCAGCTTGTGTAAGTGCGGTGGTAACCCCTGTGACTACCAATGGTATAGAAACACCATCAATATACATAGTGGCAACACCAGTACTCATTGACAAAGTAGCAGCAATATGCACCCATTTATTCAATGGAAGCGATTGATATGAAGTAACAGTTCTGTTTCCACCAGCAGCAGAACCAAGTAATACAATTCTACCCGATGCATCTATATACATTTGTGAACCAGATGTACCCGAGATACGAGCGATTACAACGCCTAGCTGATAGCTTGATAATTTTAGATGAGCATACATTGTGAATGTATCTGTATATGTCATACCAGCAGGTGAAGTCTTAGAGTAGTACTGAGTTGTACCGTTTAGGGAAGTACATTGTGTGGGAGCTACGACTGTTCTGGTAGTCATCAGTCTCATGCCAGGAGAGAGGATAGCCGACACATCAGCTGAGGATGTGAGCGAATACGACCTGTTCCCATTAGCAGTGAC